CGAGCGGTCCGCCCGTGAAAAAGAAGGTTAGCTTCTCGCAGTTGCAGGCCCAAAGAAGAGCCGGGCGCTAGAATTTTCTTGCCGGTGTAACTCTTTCGCCACTTCTGGCCGCGCCGTGCTATTCCGGCCTCGAATGCTCAATTTGCCTGCATATATTCCAGGCAACCATGAGCACTTCCCAAGAAATCCTTGATCAGCGGCGCAACGATGTAAACGAGCGAATCGCCAGCGGCATTCAATCGGTGACCGTCGACGGGACGACCGTATCCAGCTTTTCGCCCCGGCAGCAACTCGAAGCGCTGGCCGAGGAAGAGCGTCGCGAGCAATCGCGGAGCGGTCGATCGCCATTTCGGCTGACCCCCATCCATTCCAAGGGCATTTAGTGCCAGCCATTGTCGACCAGTACGGCAACACGCTCACAAGCGCCAAACCAGCGCTGGCGCCAACGGTGCGCGAACGGTCCACGCTGGCCCATGCCAATCACAATCGGATTCGCGGCCACTTCGATGCGGCTACGACTTCCGAGAGCATGGTCGACTATTACGGCAGCCTCGACGGCATGAGTGCTCGAGCGGCCTATTCGCCAGGCGTGCGGAAGGTTTTGCGCGAGAAGGCCCGCTACGAGGCAGCCAATAATTGCTACTGCAAGGGCATGATCAGCACGTATTGCGACTACGTGATCGGCACGGGGCCAACGCTGCAGATCCTTACCGACGATCGAGAGTACAACGACGCGGTTGAAACGAAATTCCACTATTGGGCCCAGGCGATCAACTTGTATCGCAAGCTATGGACGTTGTGCTTCGCGTTCGTTCAGGACGGCGAGGGTTTTGGCGTCTTTCACACGAATTACCGGATCCAGAACCCGGTTAAGCTCGACTTGCAGCTGATTGAGTGCGACCAGATCACCGACGATTGGGATTTCACCGTCGATTGGAAGCGCGAAGACGGCTTGATTCTCGACGACTTCGGCAACGTGGTTGGCTACAAGATGCTGCCGCACCATCCAGGCGACTCCGCTTGGTTTGAGCCGATGGCCAATCCGAAAACGCTGCCCGCACGTGACGTGATCCACGTTTTCCGCGCGGAGCGGCCCGGGCAACTCCGCGGCGTTCCGGCCATCGCGCCGGCTTTGATGCTCTATCCGCACTTGCGGCGCTGGACGATGGCGGCACTTCGCGCTGCCGAGCATGTCGCCAAACTCAGCGGCGTGATCAAGAGCACGTATCAGGTTTCCGACCCGCTGCCGGCCGACGAATTCGACGCGGTTGAGATCGAAGAGAACATGCTGCTCACGCTGCCGGCTGGCTACGACATCAGCCAGATCAACCCAATGCAGCCGAGCGCGACGTATGAAATGTTCAAGCAGGAAATCGTGGCCGAAATGGCGCGCTGCATGGGCATGCCGTACAACATCGCAGCGGCGACGAACCGCCAAATGAACTTCGCGAGCGGCAAACTCGACCATACCGGCTGGTTTAAGACGGTAAAGATTGCCGAGGCGCTGTTCGACGACATGGCGGTTGACCGCGCGTTTGCACGTTGGCACGAGCGAGCCGTCTTGATCGATGGCTACTTGCCGGAGTCGCCCGTCGAATTTGATCCACGGACCGGGGCCCCGCCGCACGTTTGGCAGTGGGACGGTCAAGAGCTCATCGATCCGCGCGAGGCCGAAGCGCAGGCAACTGCTGTCCGCAATGGACTCAGCACGATCCCTGCCGAGTGGGCCAAGAAGGGCAAGGACGCTGCCGAGCAGCTTGCCGCTGGCGCGAAGGCGCTCGGTATGACGCTCGAGGAATACCAGAAGCGCATTGCCGACGCGATTTTCGACCCCGTTCAACAACCAGGCAAACCGGGTGACCGGATGGCCGGCGACACCGAGGAGCGCGAACGTGCCCAAGCTGCCTAACATTTTCGGTCGCAAGAAGGCCCCGGAACTTGAGCAATTGGCGCTCGAGGCCACTGCGAATATGGGCGGCGCCATCGAAATGTGCGCGCCGGTCGATTTAATTGAGGCGGCCGCGGCGAAGGATGGCGAATCGCAAGGCCCCCCCACGTTCGACGCGGCTGCTTACACCGGCGCATCGATGCGTATTAGCGGCTGGCGACATCCGGTGATCCTCGATCTTAACGGCATCAAGGCCGCCGGCGATCAGGTGCCCGTGCTCCGCGGTCACAACGACGATCGCGTTGTCGGCCACACCACGAACATTGAAGTCAACGCGCAAACCGGCGTTCGCGTGAAGGGTGTTATTTCCGGCGTCGGTGCCGACGCGAAGGAAGTCGTCGCAAACGCCAAAAACGGTTTCCGCTGGCAAATCTCCAACGGCTCGAATCCGGTACCCGGCACGGTCGAGCATCTTCCCGCCGGCAAGACGGCGATCGTGAACGGCCGGGCCATTACCGGCCCGCATTCCATCGTCCGCCAATCGATTATTTCCGAAGTGTCATTTCTTCCGCGCGGCGCGGACAACAAAACGTCTGCCGCGATCGCGGCGCAATTCCAAGGAGACAGTGCTATGAGTTTTGAGCAATGGCTTGCGTCCAAGAAGATCGAGGCAAGCGCGGTCACCGATACAACGCGAGCAATTTTCGAGGCCCAATGGAAGGCCGAAGTCGAAGCGGCCGCCGAAGATGCTGCCAATAAGGGCGGCGGTGCTGGCAACGGCGACGGCAAGGGGATCCAGGCATCGGCCGGCAATGCGACCGTCGATATTGAGGCGATTGTCGCAAAGGCAGTCACCGCGGCGACCGAGAAGGTCACCACGGAATTGCAAGCTGCTGCGAGCCACAAGGAAGAGCTCACGGCAATTTGCGCCGGCCATTCCGACATTCTCGCCAAAGCGATCGGCGGGAAGTGGTCTGCCGACAAGACGAAGCTGGCGGTGATCGAAGCCAGCATGGATTACGGCCCATACATCGCGGCCAGCGGCGAAGCGAAAGACGCGCCGAATCAAGCCATGGTGATCGAGGCATCGCTGATGGCTTCCAGCGGCGCCGATGAAGCCGAGTTGAAGGCCGCCAAATACGACGACAAGGTGATTGAAGTCGCTTTGTCGAAGGATTGGCGCGGTTTCGGCATGCACGCGCTGATGCACCGCTGCATTCGCGCGGCTGGGCATGGCCATCACGTTCACGCAGGTATGGTCAACGACGCGTTTATCCGCGCGGCTTTTCAGGCCGATCAGCGAATCAATGCGTCAGGTTCGGCGCTGTCGACGTATTCGCTAACTGGCGTAACCGGCAACTTGGCCAACAAGTATGTCGTTTCCGGTTTCCGGTCCGTCGAGCAGTCGTGGCGGGCGATTTCTTCGAAGGCGTCGCCAAAGAACTTCCACAAGATGACGACGTTCCGGCTCGGTGGAGACTTCCAGTACAAGAAGTTGCCGCCAGGTGGTGAAATCGAGCACGCCACGATGGTCGAAGGCTCGTACGAGAACCAGTTGGAAACCTGGGCTCGCATGTTCGCGGTTGATCGGACGACCCTGATCAACGACGACATGGACGTCATTCGTCAGACGTTCCGGCTCATGCTCGGCCGCGGTGCCGGCTTGGCGCTGGTCTTCAACTTCTATCTCGGCTTCCTCGACAACTCGACCTTCTTCACGGAGCCAAAGGGCAACTTGATCGAGGCCGACTTGGATATCGACGGCCTGTCGCTGGTCGAGCAAACCTTCATGGGTTTGACCGACGAAAACGGCGACCCGATCAACACGATCGAAGGCGCGTTGCTGCTGCATCCGCTCAGCATGAAGACGGACGCCGATAACCTCTACACGCAAACGTCGTTCGAAGCGCCGAGCGCCACGAACCCGTATTTCCGGCGCAACCCACACGCCAACAAGTATCGTCCGGTGCCGTCGTTCTACCTGAACGATCCTCGCATCGCCGGCTCCGATCCGGACACGTATTACGTGATCGGCAACCCGCAAGCGCTGGGCGTGGGCGTGGCCCAAATGTCGTTCCTGAACGGCAAGGAGACGCCGACGATCGACAATGCCGAGCTCGATTTCCAAAAGCTCGGCATCCAGACGCGCGGCGTGCTCGATTTCGGGTTCGCTCTGCAGGAAGAAATGATGGCGGTAAAGGTCGTGGCGCCATCCTAATCGTGGCCTAGTTTGGCCCGTATTTGAAACTATTGGATTGAATCGATAACGAGTCACAAATAACGAGGTAGCCACCATGGCCACAGTTAATGCAATCGACACCGTTGGCATTTTTGTCAGCGGTAGCCAGGGCCCAATGGTCAAGCACACGCCGGAATCCGCCGTAGCGGCCGGCGACTGCGTGATCAAAGGCGGCATTCCGATGATGTCGCCATTGGATATCGCGGCCGACAAACTCGGCGCGCTCAGCTCGCAGGGCGGCTTGTGGGCAATGAAGAAGTCAGCCGTCGCGTTCAGTGAAGGCGACGCGATGTATTTCGACGTTGCCGACAACCAGATCAACAAGGACGACGCGAATCCGCTGTGGGGCGTTTGCACGGAAGACGCGGCGGCCACAGCCGGCGTGCGCGTTACCGGCATCCACGCGCCATTGGTCGAAGGTAACATCGAAAGCTAGCCGCTCGTTATGACGTCGAGGTTGCTTGAGCACGGACTGAAGTGGCATCGCGACGCTTTGCAAGAAGCGGCCGCGGTGACCGTGGAAGTCCGCGCGGCGCCCGACGCGATTATCGAGCAGCTCGATGCGGTGCCTGGCCGGCGCGACTTCCAGGGATGGAGTGTCGAAGAGGCCAGCGGAACGACCGAGGTTTTCGATTGGATCGTTGCCGCCAATGAGCTCATGTTCCCGCTCAAAGGCAAGCTCGAGCCGGCCGACGGCTGGGAGATTCGCTACCGCACAGAAGGCGGCCGCACGATGGTGTTCGTCGTCAGGCCGCAAGAAGGGACGCGAGCTTTCGACGTGAGCGACTGGCTGGGCCTGTTGTATCGGATTCACACGAAGTTTGATCGGTTCGAATGAACGACGTTTGCGAGGAAATCTGCGACGACTTGGCGGCCAAGCTGAACGCGGCCCAGGAAGAGGACGAATCGAGCGAAGAGGAAAACCCGTTTTCGCTGTTTTTCGTTGCCAGGAATGTTGAGGATCCAAACGGCGAGCTCGACAAGGAACCCGATCAAATCCGCGTACTGCTTTGGCCGCATGCCGAAACGGCGGTCAAGATCGGCCGCGGCGGCGAGGCAAAGGAAACGTACAGCATCGCCATGCTGGTGCTGAGGAAGGTTAGCAACACGATCCGACGGCGCGACATCGCGGGATTAGACAGGACTATCCGGCTCTGGATCCGGCGGCGACGAATAGCCGGCAGGGTTTGGTCCACAGAAGAGGGAACTAAATTCGACCTCGAACACATGCGAGATTTTAAGCGGGTCGAGTGCTCCACGATTATTACTTTTAGCGGCACGGCTTGATGAATGGCACGCAGCACAGCCCGAATCAACTTCAAAGCGAAAGCGTTCGTCGATCGCCCGGGTGTGATCGCGAAGGTGCGGCGCTGGCAGCTTGCCAGTCTAAGCCGGACCGGTGCGTATGCGCGCGGCGCGATGAAGAAGCAAATCAAGCCGGCGCTCAAGGGTTCGAAGAAGGAGCGGACCGTCGATCTTGTGCCCCTGCCCCACGAACTACCGCCCAAGTGGCGGCATATCACCAATCCGCGACCGGTGCGGTGTGTCGTTCAGGCGAAGGGGCCCGTGATCGATGCCAAGACAAAGCGGCCGGTGAGCAAAGCGCTCGGTTTGCGGGCCAGGATTGCCGTGCAGCAAGGCCGGCGCAGGAATGGCGAGGGCCAGCCGCCGCGCAACAAAACGGGCAAGCTCAAGCGTCACATTTATTTCGCGATCAACCCGAGCAAGCCGAGTGTGGTGATCGGCCCCGAGCCGTTTCCGAAGCAACCACGGATGAGAAAGCGTGTCAGCGTGCCGCAGCTACTCAATCGGGGCGGAATCGAAATGATCTTGGGTCAGCCCGTGGTTTACGGTCCGCGGCCGTTCGTCGAAACGATTATGAAGCCCGCAATCAAAATGTTGCGTGGCCAAATTAGACAGCACCCGGTTAAAAACCGCTAACAGGAGCTCATAAGCCATGTCCGACGAACTACTCGGCGACGACTTCAATTTGTTCTGGGATCCCACAGTGAGCTTCGACAGCCCCGATTGGGAGCGCCAGGTCAGCATGGGCGACATCGGTTTCGACACCGATCCCGTGCATGCCGAGATTCCGAAGCGGATCCGCAGCAAGGTTTACAAGAAGGGTCGCGATAACTGGACGCTGACGTTCACGTCCAACTACAGCCGCAATGCCGCCTTCCACAAGGCAGTTATCGCGGCAATCGTCAACGGCACGAAGATCCACCTGGCGATCGTCGATGGAGACGACGCGGACGATCCGGAAGCCAATGTTTGGCACGCGATGTGGCTGCTCAAGGGCCCGATCGGCGCTTCGCTCGATGAAGCGGCATCGATCGAGGTCGAGGGCGTGCCGCACCACGACACCGGTACCAGCGACGAAGAGCAACCGGAATACATTCCGGGTGAAACCTAATCCCTGAGTAGGTAATGGAATCAGAAGAAAACTCGGCCGGCGAATCGATTCCGCCGGTCCATGTAACGCCGACGTTTCAAGACGCCTCAGATCCGCCCCGGGTCTGGGGCATCAAACTTACCGGAACCGTCATTGAGGACGTGCTCAAAAACACGGGTGTTGACCTGATTCCCGAAGATCAGGATTACCAGCACGTTGTCAATCTCAACCGCTCGTTTCGCAAACTTGGCGCCGTGCTGTGGCATTGCGTGCGCCGCCAAGCCGAACAGCAAAACGTCGACCAGGACGCCTTTTTCGAAAACTTCGACGGGGTTGTCTATGCGGCCGGCATGGGAGCGTTGGTAGATGCCATCCATTTTTTTATCCAGAAGATGAATCCGAGCCAAGCGGAGACATTCACCGCGATATACGAGGCGGCGATGAAGGTTCTGAGGGCAGAGTCGGACGCGCGGCTGGAAGTGATTCGAAGTCAGTCGACGGACAAAGCGATCAAGGACGCGACCGAAGTGATTCGCGGCAAAATGCAGCGGGGCCTTGTCAAAGAATTCGGAAGATATGCAGCGAACTTGCCGGAATCGTTGGAGTTAACCCAGCCGATTATACGCTCAGAGAATTAGTTTGGATGGCCAACGCGTGCCAGCACGAGCGGTGGGAGCACACCGCCGAGAACAACTTTTGGAGAATCAAGCTGGCCGTCGACAAGAGTAAAACTCGGTCGCTGAAACGGGAACACCTGAACCCGTACGCCAAGCAGCACAAGAAATCCAAGCGGCGTTTGACTTACGAAGAATCGAAGGCACGACTCACGCAGTTCACCAACAGCTATGCCAAGCGCCGACGCACTAAAAGCCGGACTCGCAACAATCGAGCTCGAACTGCTCGAGGATCGATTCGCGAAACAGCTGTCGGGACTGAGGAAGAGTCTCACGAGCGCGTTCCAGGGCCTGGCGACGAAGGTAACGGGCGCAATCCCGACAGTGGCGGCGCCTAACGTGGGCGCGTGGTCGCGGCTGTCCAGCATTATGAGCATGCTGCCCAGCAGCGCGGCCCGATTCAAGAATCTTCTCAGTCAGATCAGCGCGATCCGATTTCCGACGCTGCTTTCACTCCGCAATCTATTCGTGGGCGCTGCCGTCGGGGCGGGTGCGGCGTGGCCGGTCAAGATGGCAGCCGACATTGAATTGCTGCAGGCTCAATTGTCGGCGTTTGTTGGCGACGCCAACGCGGGGAAGATCGTGCAGCAATTGCAGCGATTCGCGCCGGCGGCTGCTCAATCGTTCGAGGCGATGATGACGCAGATTCGCGTGCTGTTGTCGCGCGGTATCGATCCCGAGGCAGCGATCGAGGATATCAAGGCGATCGCGGTTGTGGCGGGCGGCAGCGAGGAAGAGTTTCAGCAGCTATCGAAGGCGATGGCCGACGTCAAGAGTGCGACTCGGCTCAACGGCGAAGAAATGCGGCAGTTCAAAAACACCGCGTTTAATCCATTCGAGGAAATCGCCAAGAAGACCGGCGAGACGATGGATCAGCTGCGGGCGCGGATGGAGGCCGGCAAGATCTCGTTTACCGAAGTCGAAGACGCGCTGCAATCGACCGTGCGGGCCGGTGGCCGGTTCGATGGGTTTCTCGACAAGATCTCGAAGACGCTATCGCAAAAGGTTGCCCGCGGCTTCGCGGAGTTGAAGCTGGCGATTCTGCCGCTCGGCCAGGAGTTGCTCGAGCCGTTCAAGAAGCTGTTTACGGCGATTTCGGGCGCCATGCCAGCGTTCGCGAAGTGGATCAAAGAGAATTCGAAGATCGCGAAGACGATTTTAGCGGTCGTGGCCGTGATCGGCGTGGGCGTTGTGGCGTTCACCGCGCTGGGGTTGGCTGGCAATCTGCTGATGATTGTCGGCAGCGGCATTGTGACCATCTTCGGCGTTATCGTGGCGCTCATTGGGGCGATACTTTCACCAGTCGGGCTGTTGGTGTCCGGGCTAGCGGGGCTCGCAATCTGGTTTCTTGTTGCCACCGACGCGGGGCATCATTTCGCGGCGAATCTGGCGACGTGGTTCGGCAAGTTGCTGACGATTGGCCAGCAGACGTTCGAAGGGATCGCCAACGCGCTCGCAGCAGGCGACCTCGAGTTGGCCGCGAAGATCGGGCTGGCGGGCTTGCACCTGGCATGGCTTGAGGCCACGAACGGCTTACGGGGAATGTGGAGCGATTTCAAGGACTTCTATCTGCGCACCACGACCGAAATGGTCTTCGGGGCAATGCGAACTTGGGTGCAGTTCAAAACCGGCGTTGTTGGACTTTGGGAGGTTATGCGCAACCTTGCCACTAGCATTGGCGAGCACATCGGGCACGCCCTAAGCCGCAGCAGCGACCCATCGACAGCGGCCGACCAGGATGCCGAGCACGAGCGGCAGAAGCAACGAATTGCCGACGAAGGCCGGGCCCGCATTGACGCGATTCTCGCTCAAGAGCAGGCCGAGCTCGATGCGATCGACGCAGCGGCCGCAACCGCCAACGCCACCCGCGACAAGCAGTTTAACGAAGAGCTAGACAAGCGCAAGAAGGCGCTGGCAGCGGCAAGGGCCGCACTCGATGAGCTCAGAAAGAAGGCCCAGGACGAGGTCGATAACCTGCCCCCGCCCGAGAATTTCTTTGGCGATAAGAGGCTCTCCAAGGTCGACATTGCTGCAAAGCTGGCGAAGGCCGGCGAGGCCATGCGGCCCGTCGCGACGTTCGACACGCGACTCGCCAAGCAGATGATCGGCGGCGGCAACGACCAGGAGTTGGCCGAGCTCCGCAAGATTGAATCGAACACGCGGCGGCGACAGCGCGGCAATACGCTCCCGGTAGTTTAATGGCAGCCACAGGTCAAGAAATCCGGCCGCGTCAATTCACCGATCAGTCGGTGACGCGCAAGTATTGGATTTACGACGCAGCCGATGAAACCGAGGCGTACGGCTGGCTCACCAACACGAGCAACGTGCCAGCCACGGTTTCCGGGCTCCCTGTTTCTGGCATCGAGGCCAACGAACACGACGACATTCTCGGAGACTATATTGCCGTCGTCACCTACGGCCACCCCGAATCGCCGCAGGGATCGTCCACGCCAGGCACGGCCCAGGACCGGTTTAATTTCACGGCTCCCAGCGGCCAGATCATGCAATCGCTGGCGACGATTTCGGGCTACTATGACGATGATCTTTTGTTCGGCTTGCCAGATTTCGGCGGCGCGATCAACGTCGTTAACGACGGCGGCAAACAGCGCGTTGAGGGTTTTAATTTACAACCGCCCGCGGAAGTCTTCACAAAGTCGTACACCGACGTCGCAACGGTCATCGATAGCAGTTATCGCAGCTTGCTCCGCAATCTGTGCGGCAAAGTCAACAGCACGGAATTCGAAGGTGCGGCGGCCGGCGAAGTGATGCTGGTGCGAGCTCAGGGGGAGCTCAAGAGCGGTCTGTGGAATCTCGATTTTGGCTTTGGCTACATCGAGAACACGACCGGCGAGGCTTACGGCAACATGACGGGCATTTCCAAGGACGGCATGGACTTGCTGTGGTTCTATTACATTCCCCGGCACGATGACACCGCCAGGGAGATCACCAAGCGCCCGGCCGCGGCGTTCGTCGAGCGCGTGTGGCGCCGTGCCGATCTAAACGACCTAGCACTGCCGTCGTAACCGCATGAACACGCTCCGTAGATTAGTGCCTGGCGAAACGCTACCCGGCTATCCAGCCGATCAGCACAACGCCAACTATGAAATGCGGCAGCGGTTCTACCAGCAGGGCGGACCACCAGGCGGCACCGGTCAATCGTCCGGATCCGGCGTGCTCACGGTTGAGGTGATCTATGACG